CTTCTCAATCAGTTTGCAGACGTGATACTCCAGCGGAGCGTTTTCCGGGCTGAAGTAGGCAAATCTCCAGCCGTATCTCATGTTAAGTCGCTCTGCCATTTCGTCAATAAACTCGGACTTACCCGAGCCGGGTATGCCGGTGACGATGCAAAGACGTTTGGTTTCAAAACTGATGTATTTGTCAAGGTTCTCATGCCCGATGGTCACGCCCCGTTGGAAACCTGATTCCCAAACCTTGTAGACGTTCTTCTCGACATCGGCAGCGAATGACACGCCGTCCATCTTCACCTCGGGAGCGGCGTTGAGGCTTTGCAGGACGCTCTCCTTGCCTCGTTTCTGAAGCAGTTCGTTGGCATCTTTGCAGTCGTCGCCATATTCCACAACTCGGCAGCGTTCAGCCCCGAAGCGGCGAAGCAGCTCATCGCGCAGCATCACTCCCTTGGAGTCCGTGTCGACTGCGATGTAGATAGTCTCCTTGTTGTCGAAATATTCCTCAATGAAGCCGTCGAGGTAGTCGAGATTGGCGTTGGCTCCGTTGGGGACGCTCACCACGTCGTGTCTGCCGCACTCGTAGAAGGTCAGTGCGTCCATTTCGCCCTCGGTGATGATGCACTCCTTGGTGTCCTTGATGGCGTCGATGTTGTAGGGGATGAGTTCTGCACCCGAGCAGAGCTTGAAGCACTTGTCGCCTGTGCGGAACTTGGTGTTGATGAGTTGTCCGTTGCGATAGTAGTTGAACTGCACGGTGTTTGCCTGTCCGTTCTTTTGCGGCATCCACTCCATGCCCTCCGTCACCTTCATGGCTTGCAGGGTTTCGGCGCTGATGCCTCTGCCGTTGAACCATGCCAGTGCTTTTGCGCTCATGGGTTGGTGCTGTCGGGGTGTGGGTCGCTTATATTCCGGCTTTTGGCGTCGGATAGGCTTTGGGGTGAACCACACCTGTTGCTCCATCCAGCGCTGCTTGTCGTCGGCAGTGCGCACCTCAGCGCAGCCCGACCAACCGCAGTAGTGGCACTTAAAGGCTCCGGTCTCCATGTTCACCGAGAGGCTTTTGTCGCGTTTGTCGTGTCGGGTGTCGTGGCATTGAGGGCAGAAGGTTTTGCCGTTGCGTGACGTGCGCGAGATGTGCGACACGTCGATGCCGAATTGTTCAAAGTCAAGTTGTGCCATATTTCATTGGTATGTTTAGTAGGTTTTACTCCACTGGCGCTCGTCATCGTCCCACCAATGTCCTTTGGAAGGTCGTGTGGGTGCGTCGTCGGGCACTGTGTAGGCTCCGGTGCCGTAGGTGCGAGTGCCATCAGGTCGTAGGTATTCGCCCTCTCCGAGCACTATGCCTGCTGCGGAGTAGCCCGACTTTTGGAGTTGCTGTTTGGCTTGTGGCATCACTCGGTCGCGCCGACGCTCCCATGCTCGTGCTGCCGCTTTCCAGTTCTTCATGGGATTGCGTCCCACCATCCAGCCGATGCAGGTGTAGTAGTCGACAAATTCCTGTGCGTCGACTTTGCCGGTGAGTCGGTTGTCGTTGACGTACTGCTGCACTTCTTCGACCGTTGGAGCTTCGAAGTCCCTTTCTTTGTTTTCTTTATTAAAAAATTTCTTTTTTTTATTTATATCCTCGTTAGAGGATTCATTGTCATTATCATCATCATTGTCATTATCATTATGTATGCGGTCGTATCCAGTCGTATTTTTCGTATTCGATTGTATACGGTTGTATACGGTCGTATTAGTATGCTCTTTTACAGAACGTTCTTGGGCTTTTTGCCAGCGTTTCTTTATATTTTCGCGGTTTCGCTCGCAAATCTCATCGTACTTTTCCTTTGCACGGTCTATGTAAGCCTTTAGGAACTTGAAGGCTACTGCGGCTTCGCCTGTGAGGTTGGGGAGCTTCCCGGTCTCCACATATGCACTTGCCGCCTCGTAGAGGTCACAGCGCACATCTTTTGGGAGACTGCTCAATGTGTGCGGCCACTCGCATGAGAATAGGAAATTTTGTCGTCCTTTAGTCATAATGTTAGGTGAGTTAAAGAGTTGCTACGATAGATTTGCGGAGGAGTTCGTTCTTGGAGTCCCATGTGAAAGCGCGCATCATCCACCGACGATAGTCCATCGGCACGTCCTTGATGGGTTCGCCTTTGTACTTGCCGAATGGCATCACTTCCATCAGCGGTGGCTCATAGGTGCCGTTGTCAACTGCGTCGGTGTCCTCGTGGGTGAATTGCCCGATTTGGTCGATGGGGATGCCGCTGATGAGCTTGCCGCCCGAGGCAAATATGCGCCATAGCTTGCCCTGCTCAAAGGTGATGTCCTCCACGCGCCCGAAGCGCTTCACGTTCCCCGCGAGGTCAACGATGAGGGCGTCAGTCTTGCCGGGGGCTATGCGGGTGGCGCGTCCGATGATTTGATAGTAGGAGGCAAACGACGCGGTGCTGGTGCCGAGGATGATGCAGTCCACCCCGGGGTAGTCAAAGCCGGTGGAGAGCACCCTGACGTTGAAAATCACGCGGATTTTCCCCTCCTTGAACTCGGAGATGATCCGCGCGCGCTCCTTCTTGTCCATGTCGCCGTAGATGGCAGCGCTTTCGGGGTAGGCTTGCGCCAAGAGCTGAGCGTCGGCAATGGTGGGGACGAATGCCAGCACGTGGCGGCGATCCATGTTTTGGTTCAGGGTGCGAATAATGGCTGAATATCCGTTGTTGGCGTTGAAGGCATCACGCACACTCTCGGCGGTGAACTCGCTGCGTGTGGAGTTGTAGCGCAACTTGCGGGCATCAAACTTCGCATCGGCTTGGTAGATGAGTTTGCTCCAGTAGCCCATCTCCACCATCTCCGAGATTTGCCCCACGTGGATAATCTCTTTGAAGAAATTGCCATGCTTGGAGCGCGAAGTGAGCATCACCAGTTTGGAGTAAGGTTCGCCCATGCGGTTGAAGTTGGTTTGCAGCTTCACGGGGGTGGCGGTGATGCCGAGCACGTGAGTTATGCCGCTGTCCTTGAGGAAGCGCCCCAGCATGGAGTCGGCTTCGCGGGGGTAGAGGTGCGCCTCGTCGATGAGCATCTTGGTGAAGCCCATCTCCTTGAACTGTGCGCCGAGTTTGGTGATGGAGCCGATTGTGGCATAAGTGATCTGAGCAATCTCCTTTTTGTTTAAGCTCGCGGAGTAGATGCCGGCATTAAAGTCAAACTCCTCGCCGCAAAGGGTGCAATATTTCTGATAGTTCTGCTCCAGGAGTTCCTTGCTTGGCTGCAGCACTATGAGTTTGTCGGTGCTGTTCTTCGCAACGTAAGCCGTGAGGATGGATTTGCCCCACGCCGTTGGCAGCACAATGAGGCTGGGCTTGGGCTTCTTGGCGTTGAAGAAGTCGATGGCTTTCCTTATCGGTTCTTCCTGGTTAGGTCGAAGAGTAAACATATTGTGAGTAAATAAGTTGATGGATTGGGATGATGAAAAGAATGATGAACTTGGGTGGCGGTGGCAACTGTGTTCGTGCGCTGTGTGGTGGTTTGCCTGTCGGGCACTTGCTTATGTTGGTTTCCGTTGTGGCAATGGTTCGGGCATCTTGCGTTCAAGTTTGGCAGCAAGATTCAGAGCCATTCGCCTCTTGTTGGATAGAGTCGAGGAGCGCAGCCCCCGGTCATCGACCGAAGCGGCGAAGGCTCTGAGGTATTCCACAGCCTTATCTCTGTCTTGATTGGAGATGCTAATCATTGCGGATTCGTTCTTTTCTGTGGGTGAGAAGATTAGGGGTAGTGGAGTGGGGTGGTTATTTCAGCAGCAGACGGCGTGAACCCTGTTGCATGGTGGTAAACTCTTTGGCAATGTCGGGGTAAGACTTCTGAAATGCCTTAGCGTCGAATTTAGCGCTCGGTTTCGGGGCTTTCCATGTGGCGATGAGGTCTCCGCCATAACTGAGTGCTTCAGCGTCGAGAAACGCCATTTTCAGCGAGTCTTCGAGCTTGGCTTTGCGCTCATCCAGCGCGTCGAGTTCTTTGCGCACCTGCTTCAGCTCTTGGTATGCTTCAAATGTATCGTCGGAGCACTCGCGAGATAAGCCCTCGGTGTGGCGGGTATATTTCAGCATCACGTCCTGAGCCGATATGGGGTCAGGTTCTTTGCGCCCAAGGATGCAGTCCGTCCAAAAGCGCGCCACCTCCTCCACGAGCCATGCGTAGAAGTCGGGCACGAATTGCAGATCCTTAAACCCGAAGTCGAAACCGTTGTTTGCGCTGAGCCATGCAAGGCTGCCCTGCTGATAGCCGGACACGCCCAACTGATATTGAACCTGCACAAACCAATATTTGGGCACGTTGTTGGAGTCAACCTTCATGCGCGTGGTCTTGCACTCAAGGATGCCTTTGGCGTCGGGTTGGCGGCTGTCGCCGAGCCAAAACGTGCGGTCGGGTGATACTTGCAGATAGGGGCGGTCGTTGTCGCGCGCTATCCAGTCAATGGCACTGCGCTTGATAATTTCACGTGCGGGGTTCTCAGCGCCCCACCAGCGCGCCACGGAGTCCTCAAGGATATGTCCGTTGCGCATGGCAGCGTTCTCTGCCTTGGGGGCATCAATGCCAAGTTTCTTGCGCCAGAGTTGATAGGGGGTCTCCCATGGGTTCAGCCCCACGATGGTTGCCACCTCAGAGCTGCCGATGCCCTGTCGGCGGACTTCCAGCCACTCGTCATGGTTGGCGGGTCGGATGATAGTGTTGTTAGCCATGGTTATGCGGATGGAATGTTGTTGTTTAGGGGAGCCAAGCGGCTGAAGTCGATAGCCATCTCAAAGAGTTTGCGGAGTTCGGTGTTGTCGGCAAATATGGTAGCGAGGGCGCCCATCATATTGGGTTTTGTGCCCTCCACGGTGGCGGAGACGTTGTGGTGGGTGCCGTCATTCTCGATGATAAAGCAAATGGCAGTGCGATGAGCGTTGTCTTCCTTAGCCCAAGCACGGGCAGCATCGTTGATTTCTTGACGTGTCATAGTTTTCTGATATTTAGAAAATTAGTGATAAGATTGAGTGATGATTGTTGTTAGTGGGTTGGTTACTCTGCTTTGTCGGGGTTGGTGGCGGCAGCCATGGCGGCAGCAGCCTTGTCGGCAGCGTTGGTGGCTTTCTTCACTGCATCGGCTTTGGCTTGTGCTTCCTTCTCGGGGTCAATGAATGTTTCCTGCACCGACGTGGTGCCCTCCTCAATGGCATTGCGCAGGGCGCGAAGCTCGAAGATTTTCTGCTTGTCGATAGCCTCGATGGTGCCAACGCCCAAGTAAGCCAGTAGCTGTTCGGGCTTCACTCCGAGTTTGCCGTAGTAGGTGATGACGTTCTGACGGCTGCTCTCGAGGTCAATGCTCTGCCCCAGCGCCACACGTTTCACTTCGTTGATGATCTTCTTGGTCACAGCCTTGGGGATGACAGCAAGCACGGCATTGCGGAAGGCGATACTTGCGGCGGCATTGCCGGTCACAATCTGCATATCCTCGGAGTAGGTTTTGCCATACTTGTTGGTGATGCGTCGGGGCACACACTTGGTCACTGCCACGTTGCTCTCGAGGTCGTGACACACGGCTTGTGCGGTGATGGTCTTGCCGTCGTTGCCGATGATGCGTGTTGCCACTCGGATGTTGCCCCACGCCGAGGCAATGATTTCTGCCATGCGGACGCTCAAGCCCTCGATGATGGCGTCTTGTCCACGGTCGTTCTTGCGGCGCAGAACGTAGAAGCAATCTTCGGCTGTCTCCTTGTCCATGGTGGCATAGGTGGCGATTTTGTTGAGCACCGTAGGCAGGTCGCGGGGATACTGCTTGGCGGTGGAGATTTGCACGTCGACCTCAGCGCGGTCGATGGCGGTGAGCATTTCGGGCTGCTTCACCTCGATAATTTCGTTTGTTTCCATTGTTGGTGAATGAATTAATGGTTTGTGGTATGTTGGTTGTATTTGCTTATGAGTGGGGGAAGTGTTAGGGTTATCATTCGGTGGTCATAGCTCATATCGTCAAATTGAGGCGGTTCGGTTTGTTACTCATCTTTCTTGTCGTATTGATATTTGAACTTTTGACCGGTGGTGGCGATGCGGTTGACGCCGTTGTCAATGACCATGACGTAGACGTATTGTTGGAATGTGCCATACATTTCTCGGAGTCGAAAAACGCCGTCCTTCAGGATGCGAGGGCTTGCCCATGACAATGTGAAGACCTCTTCGGTGCATTGCTCGTCGGCATAGAGGATGGTGGTGTAAGCGTGGGTGTGTAGACCTTCTCTCGCTCCGGGCGATGCCACGCACTTGGAGTAGAGTGTGCGTTCCACCTTGCTCTGATACGATAGTGGAAGCCTCCGCGCGATTATGGGCATATTCATGAGCGACGAGTTACTATGTATGGGAGTGCAAGTTCTTCAACATCTTCGGCATGGACGATGTAGCTGCCATCGTCGGCGGGGTACTCGAGGCACAGCGCTGATACCTCGTACCAATTGCCTTTGTACTTTACTTTCATCGGTTGTTCTTTCATCGGTTGTTCTTTCATCGGATATCGTAATTTGTCGCAATGTATCGCAAATTGCGATGATTAATACTTCGGTTTGTTGAGG